CCTCCGTACAAATGATCCTTTATCTCCATACCCAAACCTATGCCCGTGGTGAACGGGGCGCCGCACACCGCACCGAGCGGGATCGCGAAAAAAAAAAATGCTTCCAGCGGTTAGACGCTTTCCACCAACCAATAATACTTTTTAAAATTTTCATACCTTGTTAAATATTATATTACTACTATCTGTCAAACCTATACACACCCAGCCCCTAGGGCACTCGCACGGCTCGCCGCGCTTGTTGAACGCGCACCCGGAGCATAACCCGCCTTTCGTTTGTGACTCCGCTATGTACGTCACGCCTTCGTGCTCGGCCTTCTGTCCCGGCTCAAAGAAGATAAGTTTTACTTTTTGCATACCTGTTTTATCAATTTTACGTCCATCTTCCAAGCAAACGGAACTGCACCTATACTATAACCATACTTTACACACTCTTCTTCCGTCAAGGTGTAAAATGTTGATAACCTGTTCGGAAGTACCGGATCATACACATAACTTCTTAGTTTCCTATTCTGTCCGCGATACACATATTGCACACCGTCTACCAGTTCTACGATATCACCCACTTTGTAACTTACTTTTTTCATACAAATAAATTTTTTAATATATGTTCAATAACTCTAACTGTCCAACCGTTCCCGCACATGCGGTATATCTGCGTATCCGACACTACCCACTCATACCAACTCGGTACGGTCTGCAAGCGCGCGCACTCCACAGGCGTTAACCGTCTTAGCGCCCATTCCCTATCAAGTATAATAGGCTTGGAACTTGTCAGGAGCGTGTCCGCTTTAGAAGACTCAAACCGGATGGTTCCCAGTTCTCCGATACCGGACTTCCGCGCGTCCCCCCTGTGGGGTCTTATTCCGTTCTCGCTTATTGACACACCGGCCACACGCGGGCTTATATCTTTAAGTACGGCTATTAGATTACGTTCCAAACCAGAGGGACTGACGCACAGCGTGTTTGATTTCCCGTCGGGGGAAACTATGCGCGCACCGAAACCGTTTCCTCTCTCCGCATTTACCCTGGCATGGTTAGCCAAACCCTCAAGGGCTTTATCTGATACATAATATTTTTCGTCTACGCTGTCCTCGAGAATATCGCGGATGAATATCCCTTCATCTTCCGGCTGCGTTATCTCCGCGATGTTCGTCCAGTACAGCCGCTTGCGGTTCTGCGCTGATACGAGGTTGCTGTTAATCTTAACGGGATCAACTCCGATCGCTTTGGTTAGAACGGCTTCCCACTTCTTCGACATGACAACATTCTCTAACAGGAACTTAACGTTTGGGTTGTACTTCCGTACTTCCGTCAATATCCGCATGTACTCCCAAAACAGGTACGACTGCCCAGTAAACTCGAACCCCATTATTTTAAGATCGAGATATTGATCCAGGTCTGTTATCTCTATGTTTTCCGTCGTAGCCATCCCCGCCTGTTTCCCTGCAAAGGAAAACGATTGGCACGGGCTCCCGCCTATAATCAAATCGATCTTATCCAGTTTCGACACGTCCACCTTTGTAACGTCCCCTATGTGTATCGTGTCGGGGAACACGTGGCGCGTCTGCTGTATGGCGAACTTGTCCACCTCGGAAGCGTAGTATTTATCCGGGAAACACCCTAGATTAGTCAGGGCTATCTGCCCGCAACTCATACCGTCAAATAAACTCAATACATTCATATTCTATATTTTTTAATTAGTTCTTTTACCATATCCATCAAGCCGTTCTGCGTATCAGCCTTTCCGCTTAGAGCCGCTATAACCCTTTCGTCAATCGTACCCCGCGTAATAATGTGATGGACAAATACGCTATTCTTTTGTCCCTGTCTCCATAACCGCGCGTTGAACTGTTGGTATAACTCCAGGCTCCAGGTAGTGCCGTACCATATTATACGGTTGCCGCCCTTCTGCATATTCAGCCCGTGTCCCGCGCTTGCCGGATGCGTCACTAGGACGGGTATCTTTCCCTCGTTCCACCTGCGTACGCTATCCACGCCTTCCAGCGCTTCCGCTCCGAAACTCTTTAGGGCTTCCAGTATTCGCGCTTTCTCGTGTTGGAAGTTGTACGCCACCAGTACGGGCGATCCGTTCGCGGCCTCTACCATCTCTACCAGTGTTTCCAGCTTCTCGTCGTGCACGGTATGTACGTTCCGGTCTGCGTCGTAGATCGCACCGCCTGCGAACTGTAAGAGTTTGTTCGATAGGGCCGCGGCGCTTAGTGCGGTGATCTCTTCTTCCTGCATAAGCTGGAGTACTTGATCCTCCTCGAACTTATCGTACTGCTTCTTCACCTTCGGCGATAACTCTACGTAGTTGTTGAGGTATGTAAGTTCCGGCATGTCCAGGAAGTCAAGCGCTTTCATTGATAATGTGATGTCGGCTATCTTCTCGCCTAATACCGCCTCGGTTGTTGCAAGCGGTTTGTACTCGTAAACTATACCTCCGTTCTGTGCTCCAGGTCTGAAATAGTTGGCCCTGTAATCGGTGATCGTCTTTCCCAACCGCTGCCCACCATCGACTAAATACATTTGCGCCCATAGGTCTATAAGTCCGTTTGGCGCGGGCGTTCCCGTCAGACCCACCACCCGGCTAACACTCCGGCGTATGATCTTCGCCGCCTTGAAGCGTTTAGATTGGTGGTTCTTGAAAGAGGATAGTTCGTCCAGTACCAACATATCGTACGGTACTTTAGACCCGCCCCACATTTGCAGAAGCCATACGAGATTGTCACGGCTCACTGTGTAAACGTCCGCGTCAGCCCGTGCAGCTATCTCGCGTTGCTTCGCCGTACCCTTTATCACTGACAAACGAAGGTGGCGGATATGCGCCCAGTTCTCGATCTCATCGCCCCAAGTCATTTCGGCGACACGCTTTGGCGCTACGATCAGAACCTTAGTAACTTCGAACTCGTTGATAAGATCGGCTACGGCTGTTAGCGTGCTCACCGTCTTTCCTAGTCCCATATCGAGAAACAGGGCCGCATCCGGGTGATCCTTGATATGTTGAACGGCGGTACGCTGATAGCCGTGTAAATTACTCTTCTGTAACATTGTTAGCCATTAATTTAAATATCACATTCTTCTCCTCATCCCCCACTACCGAAACACATTGAAACTCCGGAATGTTAGCCGCGGTGCATCGTGGTGTATTCATGTCCCAGCCAACGGTATAAAATATGCAGCCTTTGCACGCTACGTTCTCGTCTACTTCCACCGCGGCGTATGTACGTCCGTCTACTCTTATTGTTTTCATAATCCTAAATCCTTTTTGTACAACATATCGTAAATATCTTCTACCGTGTACCGCTCCGGGAAACACTTAAGGACCTCGGCGATAACGTCCAGCACATCAGGAAATTTTGATTCGATGCCTAACAAGTCCTTCAAGGCTTCTGCCTTATTAGCGTTAAACACTTCGTCCTTGTAAACCTCGGCCACTGTATCAGCCCCTTCGAATACCGCGCCCTCGCCCTTGTACAGTTCCCGGCGGCTGTACTCTCTTCTTAGTATGCTGTCCGGTACTTCTGATATTAAATATTGTTGCAGGTTCTCGGGTAACTGTTTGATAGCGTCTCCGATCGTGTAGCCCTCGGCGGGCGTGCCGTGCGCCATCTTTGTAACCACATCACAAAATAGATTGATGCGGTCTACCTTTAGTTTCTTGTTGAAGTCTACCATTATTCGATCCCCCCTTGAATTACAATTAAATCTGACATGTTCAACGTTACGGCCTTATATCCCAGCTCGTCCGTGTACGAGAAATCTGTATTAGCCTTAACTTCTACCACTCCGTTAGACTTGAATCCCAAGAACCAACATGTGTAAATTGATCCATCTTTCTGAAAAGCTAGTTCATTGTCTAGGATCAGATCGATAAGCGTTAAAAAGTCCTCGGCTTCTTCGTATCGACGCGCAAACAGTGTGGCTCGGTCTGTCATTGCCAGGTGAAAACCTTTGTTGTACAGGTGTACTGCGAATTGTTTGTAATTCTCGAAACTCTTCGTTTCATTTCCACACTTTGCTACGATTCGCCCGTTTTGGGCTTTTGTTACTTTGAGTAATTGCCCGTTGTTGTTTCTATATATTTCCATGATCTTATTTATTATTGGTTATTGCTTCCGACATTTTCTTAAGCTCTTTACGCGAGATGTTAACGGTGAATTGCTTTCCCGGACTGTGGATCATCCAAACCGCATTAAATTTGGAATATTGCGCGGTGTGATCTCCGGGGTTGTTGAGATGAACGATCTCGTCGCTACTTGACGGTTTGTACTCTGCCAGACTTAAGAGCGTCTTAACCGCCGCGTCCGCGTCTCCTAACCGTATATCCATTTCTCTTGAGGTTGTTCCGGCTATCTGTCCGGTGATCTGATACGTTACCGCGTCGCCCTTCGTGACTTCCACGATCTTACATGTCCCCAGACGGAAAGACTTAAGCGTTTTTAAACTGCCTGATGCGGTTGATACTTGCGCCATTGCGCTAACTGATAACAAAACTACTGCTAAAATACTGATTAACTTTTTCATGATTCTAATTTTTATAAGTTTGATACTGCGATTACTGTAAAATCTTCTAAATACATAGCGGCTTCCGCACCTGTGATACTGTTTGACACATACACCGTTCTCGGTTTGTCGTTTAAGGATAACCACAACGTAGAAGGAACTTCATCCACTAAATTGTAATTCATTAACTCGGCCAGTACGTTTCCTAAATCGGTTTTTCCTGTTCCAGGTCCGCCAATAATCAAAATTTTTTCTTTCATATCTTTTTGGGTGTTGTGGCGGGTGTTACCCCGCCGGGTTTATTTTTATAAAGAGATGTCTATTCTACAATTACTACCTGATTTGGTGCTAGTCACATGCCCAGATAATTCGGGGAATCTGGATACTATATCCTCGACAGTGGAAAGTATAATCACATTGTCAGTAGTTCCCGCTGTTCTCTTCAACCAATCGTATTGCGCGCTAGTTTGCGGAAACAATGTGCGGGTATTATGTGAATGGCTTCTAGGTTCGTAACGTACTACTAAACCTTGTTGCGCTAACATATTGCCTAATTCAATTACTTCTGATTTGCTAAACTTTTTCATATCTTTAATTTTTAAGTGGTTATTTCCTTTTGACATTTCAAAGATACGGGTTCTTTTCGGACTACCAAAATATAGGGTAAACTCTTAACTTTGATTTGCATTAAACGTTCTTAGTTAACGTACGTTAACATAGAAGTCTATTAATTCCTTCAAATCATTGTACTCGTCAGGGTTCGACACTACACGTACATTGAAGTCAAGCGCGGCGATCCGATCGAGTATAACGCGCTGTATCGGCCTTGGTTTGCATCCGGCTGATTTGAACTCGACAAATATAACCGTCCCACCTGGTAACAGGTACATCCGATCCGGAAGCCCGTTAATAAATTGGGACAGCAGCTTAACCGCCATCCCTCCTTTACTCTCTACGTACTTAGACATAGTACGCTCGAATACCTTTTCGCTAGTTTCCGTAGACTTCATCCGTCGGTACGTTAATATGTAGGCTTGCGCCGTTTGCCACTTTGCACGCATTCCGTAGTGCTACGAAATTTTTCCGGGCCATTACGGCTTTGCCCCAGGTAATGTTGGTACACCCTTCTAAATCGCTCCATGATAGCGTGTCCGCATTATATACTTGGAGCTTGTATACCCCCATGAATTTACCGTTAAAAGACTTATCCGGCGTTATCCGGGTTGCTCCATCACGAGACTTTAATTTTTTCTTGTTACTCATTGCTGTATTCTTTTAATAAAAATTCTGCTACTTCTTGTTCTTCCATTCCTCCTTTTGTCGGGCTAGTTCCTTCATCGCTTCACCCGGTTCTATTCTAGATACATTGTCTCCTTCTCCGACGGTGCAATATCGCCCGCATGATCCCCCGGATAATATTTTAACAGTATGTATCTCGTTTAATATACCACCGTCTATTACCATTCCTAGCGTACGTACCCCGTCGAAGTCAAACGTAACATAGTCGTACGATTTTATCTGACGGCCGATGTCGATAAAATCTCGGAAAATACGGTCCGATTCTGTCTCCGTGGTTCGAGACGTGAAAAAATCCTCTGCTTTGTACGCTCCGGACATTTGGCGCATAACGTGTGTGTAGTCCTCGAAATTGTCCCACTCTTCCGGGTGGAATGGAGAATGCGCAAACACTACTACAAACCGTCTATCGTCAGGCGTCGCGACTACGCGCCACGCGTTCGTATTCTGAACCATTCACTCGAAAATAACATCTAATTGGTTACGTGTGAGACGCAAACCACCTTCTCCCAGCACCAACAAAATAAGGCTACGGGAAACTCTTCCTTCTCTTAAGTCCTGTGTAATTTTGGCCTTCAAGCCTTGTTCTTTACTTTCCATACAATAAAATTTTATAAGTTTAATTGGATAGTACGCGGCGATCGCGATAAGTACCGCCGCTAAAATAATATATGTCATCCCTCCGTTACATAAGTTAGATTAACCCGCTTAACCGTAAATCCCATTCGGGTCTGACACTCGGCAATATACCGCCGTTCCGCTTCTAGATCTTCTACCACGTAGACCCCTAGTTCGTCCGCTACTTCTGTGTAGTCTCTTACAATAGTTCCCGTTGTGGTTACTATATTGGCTCTTAGTATCTGTACCATAGATTTAAATATTAGTTGTTGGCTCGCAGCACAACAAAATGAATAATACAAACAGGATCGCCCAAAACGTGTAAATTATAAACTGTTTCATATCAGTACCTCCAAATATTAATTTTAACTCCCAAAAATTTTTCCACCTGCTTTGCGGTTTCTACGGCTTGCCGATACATAAATTCTACGTATTCATTATAGGTAGTTTCCGCGTAACCATTAACGGAGTAGTTTAAGCTCCAATAGTATTTTCCGTCCTTACAAATTTCATCAGCGGTGCACTTAACTCTGGTTGCTTTCATTTCCAAATCACATATAATGTGTTTTGTTACCCAGTATTCGCTGTTAGCGAATTCCTCGTCGATTCTTTTTCTTACTAAATCCATGATTGTAATATTTTAATTGGTTATTGTGAAAGCAAAGGTACGGTTTATTTTGATACCTGCAAATCTTTTCTCAAAAAACTTTAGTATATTAACAAAAATAAAGTCTCGCGTATCACTACGAAAGACTTTTTAACTGAAAAAACCACCCTAAAAGTATTAACCTTAAAAATTAGAAAAGAAAGTATTGTTTTAATTCGGTATCACAAAGATAGTAATTTTTTGCTTTCCTCGCTACCTTTACGGATATAAACTACTTGTCGGCCGTATAATTTGGTTCTTTTTAACTTTCCTTTATACCATCCTCCTAACTGTCTCATAGCTGTTGCCAGTTCGCGGCCCTTCGCGCTTGTATAATCTTCTTTCCGGCGACCCAATGCATCCACCCAAAGCTCCATTAAACAGAACTCGTTTTTTTGAACAGTCCCAACCTCTTCCAGCGATCCGGCCAGGAAGTCGGCGCGTTGTTGTTCTGTGCGGTCTTCATAGTCAGCCGGGAAAAGCTTATCTACATAGTTTTCTATAATACCTACTAGCGGGCTTTCTTCTGTAAATTCCTCGCGGCCTTCGTTTGCGATCGCTTCGGCTTCGTCAGACAAAACAAGGCTTTCACCCAACATGTACAACTCCATAGCCTCGGCCCAAAGTAGGTCTACCACTGCCTCGAAAGACTTTTCAAACAGCTTGTGCGTGTTCTTATTAACGCATACCTTGATCGGGAAGAAACGGCGGTTTCCGGTCTTGTCCTTCAAAAACTCATCGTCGTTTGTAGACCCGAAAAATACGCATTGCCGTCTGTGTGTTTTTACTCGGCGGGCGTATGCACTACGATATGTATCTTCACGCTTGCTTATGAAGTTCTTCGTGGCTTCCACGTCCGAACGGCGAAGGGCTGACAACTCGGCTAGCTCCACTATCCAGGCGTGTTGTATCGCCTCGTATGCCTTTTGCCCGGACACGTCCGTTAATGAGTCGTTGAACCAACCTTTTGAAAGCGCCTGTATAAGCGTGGACTTTCCCGCACCCTGTCCTGAATACATAACAAGCGCCGTATCAAATTTGCGGCCTGGCTCATAAATTCTAGTAACGGCGGCAACTAACATTTTGCGGAACGCCTCGGACACATAGATGCTAGGCTCTGCTCCCATATAATCAACTAGGAAATTATCAATACGTTTCACGCCGTCCCATCTTTGCGCCTCCAGGTACTTCTTGATAGGATGGAAAGCATTTTCGCTGCAAACCTTTTCCATCGCGTCGTTTAATTTGCTGTCATTATAAATACCGTGCAAATCCTCTATACGTCCGCGGATAATCGCTACGGCGGTATCGTCCAGCATATCACCCTTCTTGATGTCTTTCGAGAAGAACGGCGTACGGGTGTACACAATCGTATCAAGAAACAAGTCATAAGCTAGTAGATCATTCAATAGCGGATCGCATTTGAAAGCATTAACGAAGTTTCGAACGGTACACATTTTATCGCCCTTTCTGTCCAAGTCCCAGACCAGTTCCTCGGCGGTCTGCGCGTCGCTCTTAACATCGTCTGTGTACTCCTCAAAGTCGGCTAGATCATCGTCCACGGCTACCATATCCTTAACGCACTCTTTATCAGCGCAAATTAGCTTGTTCATCTCGCGGGTACTGTCTTCCTTACCTAGGTGCCCGAACTTGTGCACCCGTACCAAATCATAGGCGTTGTATGCGTGTCCGTCTCCGATAGGGTCGGTTGAGTGGTGGGAAAAGCAAAGCACGTCGTCATACACAACTAGGCCGGCAGCGCCTGATCCAAGTGCGTATGTATAGCGTCCGTTGTCTACCTCTGTGTAAACGTCTGACAAGTATTTCTCTATGGCTTCCGGGATGGTGTACGAGCGGCAAAAAGCACCTACCAAGCCCTCCTTATCGCGCGGGTCTTTCGCCATCTCCTTACTAATGATAGAACGGGTATCGCGTTCCGTTTCAGAGTGGAACGCCCATTTGCGCACGTCGCGCCATTCTTCGTTGTCTCCGTACAAACCTAAGAGATACCCCGCGCTGATCGGCTCACCTTCAAATACTTCGAATAGTCCGGTTTGGTCTTTGGAAAGAGATTGCCAGTACATCATACGTTCCGGCTGAAACGTTGTTTTATCAAATAGATCGATGCCTAACAACTCGGCTACTTTACGTGCCGCTGCCTCGTACATCGTAACGTCTGTAACCTCTTCCTTAAACGGCATAATAAGACGATAACGGCGTGATCCGGGACGGTCTGATCTAGTGGTGTAGATAGCAGCGGATACGCCCGGAAAGCGATCCGCAAAATCGAACGGGAATAGATCGTCCCCAAAGTCTACGTCTAATGTAATCATAGATCGGGACATAACCGCTTTCTTAAGGCGTTGCGCGCCGGAAAGCTCGCCCGCCATGAATCCGCCAACGTCCTTCAAGGACGATTTAGCGGGCTTGTCCAGTCTATCGAACTCGCGTACCGTTTCGTTAGTGATAACGGGCGTTCCCAGTCTTTCCAAAAATGCTTCCCAAGTCATACGTACGGCTTTCCACTTCAATGAAGCCGAAGAACCTGCAAGCGATAAGGTGTATTTTTCCATGTTAATCTTTCTTATAATAGTTACTAGTGAATCCTTCTGCCTTCAACGGAATACCGAAAGCGTCCGCCCATTTTGGTGTAACTGCCATAGCTTCGCAAATCTCTTCGAGCGAAACAACCGGTTCTCCAAAATCACCTAGGGGTACCTCGTTTACCGTCTCGTCGTGGATATGCCCCACGATTTTAACCATAGGATAACGTTTTACAATCTCTTGCATGCCGTACGCCAATAGGTCACGGCTGACTGCCTGCGTTATATTTTCGGTTAGCTTTCCGCCGTAGGTGTCTAGGTCCGCCCATTTTCCGGTTAAGTCCTGACCCTTGTATGTTATAACCTCCCGGTCTCGTCCGTGTACGCTTTTCGTAGCGATCCGGCAAAACGGGTAAAACAAACGACGGCCCGAAGGTAATAAAATTGCCAGAGAATTGTTTTCTTTAAACCATTGAAATGTACAAACGTGTACGCCGTACCGGATAACCTCCACGTCCCTCTTGTTACGAATACAGAGTTTAGCACGGCTGTCTAGGGCTTCCCAAAATTCAACTATTCGTGGAGAAGCGTCGCGCCATCTCAATATAATATCCTTGTACAATGCCGGGTCAATCGCGTTCTCATCGTCCATCGTAGACATAGCGCCCACCCAGCCGCCATAACCTAATGCAAGCTCGGTTACTTTACCCTGTTGGCGGTAATGAGTGCCTTTTCCGCATTGATCTTCGGGCAAACTAAATGTCATACTTGCAGATACTACGTAGATGTCTTTCCCGTTGCGGAACGCTTCAATACGCCATTCCTCGCGGCACAGGCACGCCAGTACGCGGGCTTCGATGGCTGAATAGTCGGCGACATGGAATGTAGTTCCCTCGGGGGCTACAAATGCTGTTCTGATAAGCTGCGATAACGTGTCAGGCACATTTCCCCAAAACGTTTCGAAGTCCTGCAAACCCATGTGTTTAACGTTATCACGTGCGCCGTCAAGGTCATGTATATAGTTACGCGGTAGGTTCTGCATTTGGACCAGTCTACCCGCCCATCGTCCAGTACGGCCCGCCCCATAGAAACGGTACAAACCATGTACGCGTCCGTCGAAGCACACGCAATTGCGCATGGCTGTATATTTGGCGTTGCTAGTTTTGTTTATTATCTTTCGGGCGTTTAGTACTTCGTCTACTCGTTCATTGTCGCACTCCTGCATAATCTCCTCTATGTCCTCTTTGCGGAATGAATCAAAGGTCTTTCCGGTTTGGATCATTACAAAGTCCTTAAGTTGCATTGTGGACTTTAAAGATGACATGCCGTATTTCGTCTTAATCCGGTTCTTTAGCTCCCCGCAAAACTCCTCATTGAGAGCGTCCGCGCGTTCTACCAGCTCCATATCCACGGCTATGCCGTTGTCGTTTATGTCCTGATCCAGCCGGTACAGGTCTATTTCCGACTGCGGGAACTTACAGTAATCAAGGCGCCCCAGGGCTTCACGTTCTGAAAGAATATCATAACGTAGGTAGTCTATAAATTCCTCCCATTTTTCCGGATAATCTTTTGACAAGTTCCGGTACTCTTCCGGTTTCGCTCTAGTTGGCTTCTGTGGTTGGCAGAAGAATTTTATAAGGGCTAGCCCTGTACCCTTCTTGCCTTCTTTCAAATCCAATGCTTTAGAAAGGTTTCCCAGGCTCTCCGGGAATCCGGCGTATAACGCCATAGTTGCGGTACATAGGAAACGTTCCGCGGGAATGTCTACCTTATACGCCGCCAAACATAGGCGTTCAAATTGGGCGTTGTGTGCCACAATCGTATATTGGGGTGAAGAGATGAGACGGACAAACGCGGCAAATTTTATGATCGATCCGGGCTGTGTCATATCTATAATATTAACGTCTCCATCTTCGATCGCATAACCTATCAAAAGTATTTCAAAGTCGGGCGATTGCGTATATCTGTACGCGCCGCCGCTCTTAATGTCCTCGCTTGAATAAGTTTCAAAATCTATATAAATTGGTTTCATGTCTTTTTAGGGGTTTTTAAAATTAAAGCCGCGCCGCTTCTACTCGGCACGGCTTTTGAAAATCATTTTACACCTGTTTTAACGAGATTGATTAATAATTAATTTAATTGTTTATAATAGAGATAATTGTTTAAAATGGAACGTTCATTCCAAACGGGTCGTCGTTTTCATCGCTTAAATCTTCGAAGTCGTTGACGCTTGATCCGCCGTCTAGTCTGTCATCGTCGGTTACCTTCTGAATTCCGTTCAATCCGGCTGTTATACCGCGGTTGTCGCTACTCATGTTGTAACCGTAGATTGAGATGGAAGCCACGCCCCAAGAGCCAGAATACATATCCTCCTTCACTGTGATTGGGCGTTTGCTCTTATCAATAACGATCGGTTGCCCGTGTTCCTCTTTTCTTTTCGCCGTAATATAGTACATACCTTCAAATCCGGCTTGTCCTTCTTTCTCCGGCGCGTCGCCATCCTTCAACGGGCTTTTATAATTTTCTGGCACGCGTCCCTTAAATTTCGGGTCTTTTGCAAAATATTCCTGCGCTTCTGCTTTGACCGCGTCGTTAATTTGCTTAACTAGAGCGGTGTCTGTTTTGGGGATCAGGAGTACTACGCTATAATGGAAGTCACCTACACCGTTAAATTGTTCCGGTTCAAAAACTCTTACATAAGAGAAACGTACGTTTTTTAAGATCAATTTTCTACTCATAATTTTTAAGTTTAATTTGTTTCACGGTTCAAAGATATTGCTTTATTTTAGACTTCAAACCGTTTATACATTCTTTAATTGTTTTTTAACTTCTGTTAGCCTTCTACATCGAAGTCGCAAAGCGGGCTGTATTCTACTCCCTTAGCGGATTCCGGTACTAGCTTTGGCGCACCGGGTAGCGATTCGATCGCGTCTCCAAACCTTGCACTAAATACCTTTTTGCCTACCAGCTTTTCAAGGTCGCCAATACCCTTTAGCTTGATGTTTAAAACCTCGTCCTCCAGGAACTCGCCTAACAACGCCTGCCGTATCTTTGCCTCGTCCTTGATAACTCGTCTTGACCGTCCGGCTACTAACTTGTAGCCCTCCCATTTGTACCCCTGTATCGCTCTATCGTAAACGTACTTATTAACTGATTCGATCCAGCTCTTGTAAGTGTCGATCTTACCGATTAGGTCTACTATTTCCTCGTCAGACAATAGAAGAGGCTCGGGCTTTTCGTCGAAGTCTGCAAGTATTGCGTCACGTTGCGCCCTGCATTGGGCCTTAACCGGACAGAATCCGCACCAACTTCCGATAACCTGCTTTCCTTTGCCCTGTATTGCTGCTTTTGCGGCTGGTTTCAGCACTTTTTCCGCCCAGTCGAGTAATTCACCCTTCGACATCTCGAACGTGTCGTAATGGTCTAATCTGACTTGTGCTATCGTCATTCGAATATTGGTTATGTCCCTCGACGCTGCCGCCTTCAAAGCTCCTAAAGCATACATCATCATTTGCTCATTATGATCTGCAAACACCTTGACGCCGGCACCGTACTTCAGATCTATAATGTGTATCGTCTTGTCAGATACTAGTGTTACGTCTACCGATCCGAACGAATCCGGCGCAAAATCTGTAATGTTTACTCGACGCTCTAGATACATTTTACTCAACCCGTCCGCCTTCTGCATCTCGTAACCTTCTCCGATGACAAACTCGCAGTATTTGCGAATGTAATTCGCCATGTCGATACTAAGCAGTGGGTTTTTAAGGTGCTCATCCTTGATTGGCAGGGCTTCGTCCATGATCGGATCATATAAGCCGTTCAGATACTGTGCCAACGCGTATTCGGCTATTTCGTGGGCTAGTGTGCCCTCTTCTGCGTAAACGCTTGACTTGCTGCCTGCTTCTTCTGCTAGTAGCGCCGATGGAGTACAATGTATCCATTGTTTCGCGCTACTCGGCGATAAAATCGCGTGGTCTCTATCTGCGTGTCCCATTATAGACGGCTTGCTATGTAATCAACAAAATCAAAATACATCTCCGGTTTAAGTGTTGGGAAACTGGATGCGCCTACATGTTCAAATGCTTCCTGTACAATTGGGCGTTTCTTCGCGTTTAGCGCCTTCATAGCCCAAGCTTTACAATCGTCGATCGAATATTTTATGACATCACGTCTAGGCGCTTCTTCAACTGGTGCGGGCTCTTCAACTGGTGCGGGCTCTTCAACTGGTGCGGGCTCTTCAACTGGTGCGGGCTCTTCAACTGGTGCAGGCTTCGCGGCACGTTTAGCACGGGTCTTTGCACGTTCTGATTCTACGATCTCGGACACCGTTTTAGGTGCTTCTTCGCCCTTCACCTTCGTTGCTTCTACAACTTCGTCTGCTAACTTGTCAAGATCAGTTTTTTTCTCTACCACATCCGGAGCAGTTCCGCCAGCCAATTCACGTAAATAGTTAGATGCCGCTAACAATTCCTTCACACTCTCATTTCCAGTTAATTCAATTACTACTTTCATATCTTCTTAAAATTAAAAATTGTTTCTAATAGTTCATTTTTGTTCACTCTGATTTTTCCAGTCCCATTCTCGTACCGTGTGAGCTTTCCGGCGTTGAGTTGGTAGCGTACGGCGTTTTCGGTGCACTCCGCTAACCTGGCGGCTTCCGCCACTGTGATAAGTTCTACTTTTTCCATTTCATCTTTTCGTTAAATTTAAAATTCAATTTGTCAGACGTTCGATAAGTTTGTACGTGATCGGAGTACGCGGCGCGCCGGGCCTGCTCGAAAATAGTTTCGTAACGTTTGGCATGTGGAATTATAAAGCCCCGGATTTTATACTTAAACTTTTTTCCAGCCTCTTCTTCTCGTTGCAAATCATCGAACACCATTTTCGAGTTGCCCGGATAGCCGTATAGCATTGTAGCCTCGCCTATCGTTTTGCACGCCGTAATCCTCTCCCGTATAATCTTATAAAAGAACGCTTCTAACTTATAAATGTCTATTGCTGCCATATCTAGTAATGTTTAAAACGATTCTCCGGTATCGGAATAGTTCAACAAATTTAGTTGGTTTCTCATTTCGATATGACAAAGGTACAGCTTTATTTCGAACTACAAAACTATCTCCCAAAAAACTTTAGTAATTTAACTCTGATTAACGGTTTTGTAGGTTTGATAACGGTGTCAATGAAGAATAGCCCTTTTTCAACGTATCTTTCATGCCTTAACTGCGTGCGTATCAGCTAGTTATGTGGCAAAAACAGGTGAAGTGTCTAAGATGTATGATAGTTTTCTATATAGTTTATATTTAAATATTTCTATAAATTCATTCACATATTAATTCATATATTTACATATTTTATATATTATATTACTATTTCATTCTTATCTCTATATATCATCTTTCCATCTTTGACAAATACACTATATTACAGTATAAAGTACTATAAATAAGCTAGTTAAGTGTAAAAGATACAAATTTTAATCATTTACATGCAAAAACGCCAACTCGTTACGAATCAGCGTTTTAAGTTTTCAAGTGTAAAAGATGAAAAGGCGTTTGTGAAAGATGGAAAGCGTTATTTGTCGAATTCTGCCGAGAATTCTACGTGTATTTTAGATTTTGGGTTTTTATTCGATACGGTTATGGTTTGTTTCGGTTTTCCGATCCGGAAGAATAAAAACCGCTTTTGTTTGACTGATCCGATCACGTCGATCGTGTCAACACTGCTAGATTTTATAATTGTCGTGTCCGGTCTGGCTTCAACTTGTATATCGTTCCATCCGTCAAAATAGTGGGCAAATCGGTTTTCTTCGTTTCCGTCCCGGTATTCTGTCTTAACCACAGTGTCCACCTTGGTAACTGTCTCGGCCCTTGTAGCGTTCTTAAGCTCCCTTATCTTTATTCCCGCCGCGCGTACCTTATTATATAGGTCGGTGTTATACAATTCCAGTTCGTCCTTCTCTAGTTTTAGCTGCCTGGCTTGTTCCGCATAATCGCCTGCCGTAGTTTTGAACGATACAGCCTCGGAGTTAAGCGCGGTGAGGTTGTTTTCCTGCCGTTCTAGCTCTTTATGCTGCCTTTTTATAGTCTTGTACGACGCGTACAATAAAATGGCTAGAAGGACCGCTAAACACACTAATATCTTATTCAATGTTATTTTCATAGGTGAAGTATTTGACGTTTCACGTTGTTCGGATCGTATGAGATATGCACCCATGAAAAATTCTTCTCGTCGATAAGCTGGCAATAGGGCAAATTGAGTTCCTGTGCCAGTTCAAAGAGTTTTTTATTCTCCTGTTTGTTACCTCCTGTTATGTCCGCCGCTTGTCCCTTCATGTGCTGCGACGTTTTAGAGCCTTTCACCGCCGCGTTTAGGGCTGGCGATCTATATCCACTATTAACCCGGATCGGCTTGCCGTACGCGTCCCTAAGAGGGTCTAGTACCCTATCAACTAACAGTTTCAGATTCTCCGCTGCTTCCGGCGTCGGATCGTTGTTGATCCTCTTCGCCGCCGCTGTCGTTGACGCGGTTAGCTCTTGAATTGTGAAGTTTCGCATTTTTCAAATGTTTTATAAAGTCCAAATATTTAGTATTAATCAGTATATCCAGTACCGCGATAAACTCGTTATCCGGTTGGATCTTTTTAAAGTTACGGATAATATTCTTGGAATACACCAACGCAAAAAGCGTTGTAAGTAATCGTAATAAGTCCGTATAGTTCCCTGTCGGCTCGATAAGCCGCGCGCCTGCTGCTGTGAATAGAATCACGATCGCCGCGATCGCGTACTCAAAGAAGGCGTGGAAAGCCTTTTTATGGCTGTATTTTTCGCCGGCCCTTAAACCTGCAATAAGTCCCACTATAAAATTTAACGCGCCAAATAAGATTATCAGAACAAAGAAAGTCATCACATCATTAGTAACGGTTAGTAGGAAAGCTAAAGACGCGACGCGCGCCGTATCAAAAACTCCATCCATTATTTTATCAAACATATCCGTGATTGTACCCTGTGTGAACATTCCTCTTTAATCAGTCCGGCGGTTTTAAACACCTTGATTAGCGGGACTATAAATAAATCAGCTTTTCCACGTTCCGCCTCAAACCGCCTTGCCTTGTTGTCATCTGCTAAAACGTAGCTGCCCCCATAGTTTTGTATTTTTAGGCCGCTCGCCGTGCTCTGCTGTTCGCTTGTCTGCAAGTAGCGCGCAAAGGCATAGTAGCACAATACCTTATTAGCTCCTGTACGCGCCGGTGTGTCACCTAGGTATTCCGGCGGTATCTCTTCATACGATCGGTGAAGTTGCGGCGACATGTCAAGCATATCGGCCTCGTAAAAAGCTTTTTCGATGTCGCTATCCTTAACGTCCTTCGCGATCGTAAACAAATCTCGTAGTAATTGGATCGGGTATGCCATATTAATCCGTTATTACTTGGTCGGCGGGTGTAACCACATCGCCTTCCAAATCGTTTTTAATCTTAGTTATTTCCGGGTCTATGTCGAATATATACGCCAGGTCACGGGAAATCTTATCGCGGACACGTGTCAATGAACGGCGGTAAACGCGCTGCATTTCCTTAACCACTTCGCCCGACGCATTCGAGAAGCTAATCAACGATGAATCGATAAGCGGGATCGGAATGGTGAAACAAGAAATCGCAATGTCTTTCCGAAGCGGCTCGCAATACGACTTATACAGGTCGGAATCGATAGGCGTACCTATTTGATCCACCCGGATAAAGGGCTTCTCTGTAATGCCTACATTATCGTCTCTTACCGTGAGTACCGCACCAGTTCCTTCAACACCCATCATTTCGGTAATGGCTTCACGGAACTCGTTCTGCTCCTGGTCGCTCTGAAACATCCCGTGCGATACGACGCTGCAAGCGTGGAATCCGCGTGCCAGTACGTTCTCGACATACAAGGCGTTCCCGTGTTCTGCTCCCATTTCCGGCTGTACTGCGTGAAACGGGCTGATAGGATAGGGCCGACGATTTGAGAAATTAGCATAATAGAGTTGCCCCGGATGGTTTTCAATACCTCCGTACTCTTCACACTCTTTCCAAAAGTTTTTCGGATTGAAATTCGGATAAACTACGCCTGTTTTAACGTTCGTATCCTTCAGCATCTCGCGTTCCCAGTTGTCAAATACTCGCCATTTCCGCACGATCGAATCGCGCTTGTAGTCCTCGTTAAGAACGGCACGAACGTAGCCGAACGGCACGGGATAACAGTACAAAGGGCGACCATCGCCGCCATATTGTACTATTAACGCGTAACCTCTATATCTCGGTATCTCGTCCGCTACGAACTCTAAAACATCGTTCATATCTTGGCCGTGCTCGTTGGTTCTCGCTGCAAATTCTTCGTTAACGAACCCTTCGCAAATTATATTTTCCTTCGCTTTGTCGCAACACGCCGTAGCGGTTTTGCTAGCGTCGATAAGATTTGCGATACGTTGTGGGTATAGATTATCTACATCGTAACTAACCACCCCTTCAGAAGTACGGGGCACTAAATTCAGTGCCCTGCGTACTATTAACTCTATTTTCTTTGCTGCGATCATTGATTTACATTTTTATATTATTCTTCGAACTCCTTAAGACCCTCGGCGGCTTCTGCTTCCGCCGCTGCCTTGTTTGCTGCTCTAGTAGCCGCTGCCTTTTTAGCCGCCTCACTGCGTTTAGCCGCTGCGATCTCTTCCTCCGATAGTTCCGGTTCTGCTTCCGGTTCTTCTGCCGGGGCTTCTGGTTCTTCCGCCGGGGCTTCCGGTGCGAACGGGTCGTCGCCTGTTTCCGGAATTGTAACGGCTTCGGACTGCAAGTCTATAAAATAGTCCTTGTAATTCTCGTTTGATTCCATGAAGGCTACTGCCTTCTCGTCGCTTGTGTTGAATGCACGGTATACTCTTCCGTCCTCGATCGAGTTGATGAACAACCCCGGCTTCATTACGTAACGGGTGTGCTGTCCTGTCAAATAACGTTCTTCATACCAGCGTTGCGCAAACAGGCGATCCGCACCGCACACAATATCCAATTTTAGATTAGTCATTGTTTGACACAATGCCACGATCTGCCCTATATCTGTAATTTTTTCCATCTTTTAAACTGTTTTAATTTATTAAACTTTCGGTATCTTTAGACCGTCGTACGCCGCTTTGGTGAGCGTTACCAACATATCACCCGTTGACGCTTCCGGTGTTTTAAGTGTGATGGTTGATATACCACCGTTGCTAGAATCGGTTGCAAAGTCCGAAGCTTCCAAGCCGCAAAATGCGCCTGCCAAATAATAGTTACCTGATTTAGACTTCAACGCCACCCGGAAATTACCCTTTAGAAGGCTCGTTAATGCCAAACGATAAGCCGTGCTATCAGCAGACGACATAACCTTAATAACGACGCTCTGATCCTCTGCTGCGGGTACTATATCGTTTGCTTTAATTGCCTCCTGATACATCACGGAATTGTTAACAGAGTTAACCACGTATCCCTTTTTCCCGGTTATCATCGTGATTGTCCCCACCCCTCCTGTTTCTGATATAGTGGAGATGTCAGATGAATTGATAACGATTGCCTCATCTATTTCGCCCGTTCCGCCAGTCAGCGTAAAATTAGCGCAATCATACGCTATATCCTGATCTAGTTTTTTTAAACATGCCATATAATATCCTCCATTATGATTCTGTTACGATCGCCGCGGCTCTTAGACTGTCGTAGCTCGCCCCATTAAAAGTCAATCTCATCTCCCCTATAACGTTTTCCGGTGTTGATAGCGTGATAGTAGTAAAACCACCGTTTGCGTTTGCGTCCTCACTTAGTGAGGAAAGAACCATTCCGTAATTATACCCGAATACGCGTTTTTCCCTGGTCTTATAATTTACAAGCGCCAAAAATGACCCGTTCAGAATTTGATTTACTATCCACGTTCCACCTACATGCTTTGCATACAGCGTGAACGTAACCGCCTGTGTTAACGCCGTTGGCGCGTTATCGTTCTGCTTTATTTCCTCCGTAGCGTTTACGCCCTTCTTGTTACTTTCAACCAGCACGGCCTTAGCGTCAGCGGCTAGCGTTATAGTGGCAATGCCATCCGCTACGCTCTTCGTAGCAATATCCGCCATGTTGATAAGAAGCATCTCGGCTACGCCTGTTGCCCCTCCATCGCAATCAACTAAGATCGCTTTATTTAATTTACTTAAACATCCCATATTATACAAGTTTTGCGGCTTTGATCGTTGTCCACGCTGCCGAAGCAATTGTTGTTCTATTTTCTCCTCTAGCATCGTCCGGCGTTTTAATCGTTATTGTAGTAAAACCACCTGCCGCACTAGAGTCCGTATCAGCTTGTGAAATCTCAAGCCCACATTTATACCCCGCCATTATCGGCGTTGAGTTAATATCGTTCAATTTGATCGCTGCCATGAAACGCCCCAATAGTAATGCCGCTAAAATAGTGTTAGCATCTGGAACGGATTTATTATACACTGTGAACATAACAGACTGATCCAATCCTGCCGAAACATCTGATAACTTCAACGCTTCCGTCAACTTCGCGCCATTCTTATAGCATTCAACCGGAACGGTTTTTGCGCCCGGTCTTAGCGTTATAGCCATTATGTGATTAACCCCCTCTACTGTTGTGGCGGTTACGTCGTCAAAGTTAATCAGATACATTTCAGCGATACCTACGCTACCGGGTTGGCAGTCGTAGGTAATTGCTTTATTTAATGTCTTTATACAAGCCATTTAAACTTTGTTTTAATTATTAAACACCTGCTGCGGTGCACAATTTCATATACTCCGGAACTGCAAGCATAGCATCAGCTGCAAATACAGTTGTACTGTAATATTTACGGTCCTTAGCATCGCGGATGAACGGATCAATAGTCAGATTTGAGTCTTCCAAAGCCAACTGAATGTTAGTTTTCGGTGAGAATGCGATGAATGACTGAACAGTTAAAGCGTCGCCCTTAGCGCTGTTAGACACGTGGCGCAATTCGTTCAACTTGTAACCTTCGAAGTAGTACGCGGGTTTGCCGTTCTCCAGGTTAGCTTGTGCCAAATGGTTATCTTTTGCTTCTACCAAGTCCTTGTAAGCACGCATAATGTTACTAGATACATAGAATTCTGATTCGTCAAGTTGATCGGCACGCTGGTTGTCGATACACCATTTCAGACACTCCAAAACGTTAGCACCGGCTCCAGAAGGAACGAGGGCCTTAATAGATTCGGTTGATGCCTGCATCTGCTTGATGATACCGCCGTTTTTGAATACTGTGTATTCACCTGCTGTATCGGTTGTTTTCAGACCGTCCAGCCATACGAGACGTAACATGTCAGCCTCCAGCACTTTCAAAATTTCATTCTGCATGAACGCTGCCAACTGGGTTTGATCGAAATCAGCTGAAAGGTGAACGCCCTTCGCAACCATTTTACCCCACAAGTCTTGCAGACAAACCACGATGGGCAACTCAATCTGTGCGTGATCGTAGTATTTAACCTTGTCTTGCAAAGCACTGTACTTGTATTCGCTATCGCAACCCGCGGAACGTCTTACCGCTTTGTCTGTTGCCGTGAAGGTCAAAACAGGTTTGCCCTTTTCAATGCCTGCTAACACGGTTACTCCGTTGGACAATTCGCCCTCCAAACCCAGAGTCAATGAGATAACATCGGCTAGGCTGTCGATATTCAATTTGTTTAAATCGCTAAATGTAAATGCCATAATTTTAATGTTTTAGTAGATTAATATTTGAATTTTTTACGCATTTCTGCCGCGGCCTTCTGAACCTCTTCACGGCTCAATTTTGTTCCGGCCTTTACCTCGGTCTTCAATTCGGTCTTCGCTGCTGCTGGTGCGCCCGTACGCTTGTTTAGTTGCGTCTTAAGACCTGCGACAATTGTCTTCAGCTCGGTAACCTCTTTGCGAATCGCTGCAAGCTCTTCCGGTGTAGGGGTTTTCTTTTTGTCCTCATCATCTTCTTCCGGCTTTTCTTCCTCGGTTGCAAGTTCTTCTTGACCCTCTTCTTCGCGTTTAGCTTCGCTTTCCACTTCTTTAACGTCAGAAATCTTTCCGGCTACGACTGATATAATCATATCCTCACCTTCGCCAATCGAAATGTAATAATCACCATCCTCTACGGGTTTACCCTCGGCGTCCTGTACCTCGTCACCTAGAGCCGCCTGCTCGCCTTGAGCGATAATAACAAGCTCTTTCCCTTCTTTGGTCGTGACTGTTTCCCTAGCCAGCTTAGTTGATTTAACTAGCTCGGCTAATTTTGTCCAAAATTTACTCATTGATAAATTGTTTAAATTATTATTAAATAAAGAACTAGTAGCCGCGGGAAGTCCCACCAAATCGGCACTAAATAATTCTCTTACTTCTGTTACGGTTGCGGTTTGTGCTTCTTCGTCCAACTGTTTAACGTCAGACTGATTAACCGATACGCCTAATAATTCTGGCTCCTTCTCGATCATAGCAACCATAAAATTATATTCGCTAGGATACGCACTTTCCAGGGCTTCCGACATAACTAGGTCAGCGTAAACGGCATTTTCGTCGTGCGTGAAGTTGGCGAAATGCCCTATATACCCGTCTAGCAAGTCCGTACCGTTATGAGTGCGGCGTGCATGAATAGGCCGGGAATTACCTAAAGCCACTAGAGACGGGAAAGCACTAGCAGAGATGACTAATTTATAAGCCTTTCCCCCTTCTTCATAGTAGTTTGCGGTTTCCCCGGCTTCTATAATGCGTAATTTTTCAAATATTTTCATATATTACTGTATTATTGGTACAAAGATATATTATTTAACGGCACAAAGCCGCGGCTTTACCTATGATTTATAGGCTAGCTGCTACCTGTACACTATTATATTGTTGTTGACCCTCGTCTATGTCGGTAACTGCCACCCGTGGAGCGGGAACGCTAGCCACTGAATCGTACATAATTGCCGCTAATTTCCGCAAACTGTCGTTTGACAGGCTAAAATTACTAGGTAACTGCATGGTTGATCCGCCGCCTACGTCGATTTTGCCACCGTTGGCATACCGATACACGCCAGACGAACCGAACGAACGCCCGCCGTACTCCATGTTAAGAGCTGATAACGCGTTGATCGCGCTGGATGCTTTCCGGTTCAAAATGTACATGTTCTCACCCCCTTCGGCCTCGAACTGTTGACCATTTGACCCGGTGAACGTCACGCCGCCCGCCGCATGGCTAGCTCCGTAAATCTGCCCACCCTTCGCAAATTTGCGAACGCTTGTATTGACCTTAGTGTCCGGCTCTTTGGTTTTGTTGATGTTCATAACCTGTTTCATACCCGACGCCACTACAATAGCCGCCTGCGCGATACCCCAGAAGCCACCCTGCGCCAGTGCTTTAGAAGCGCCTAGATAAGTATTGATAAGCGCCTGCGCCGTGGCGAATGCTTTGCCCGCTGCGCTTTCCTTGCCTAACAATTCGGATAACTGTCCGGCTGTGCCCGCTGCCATCTCCAATTGCGCATTATAATATTTCTTCTTCGTCTCGTCCTTCATGATCTCGTATTTTTCCGTTATGGCAGCTGTATCCGCTCCGATGGCTTCCGCGTTTGCTATCTCGGCAGCCTTCTGTGCGTCCAACCGGGCTAACTGACTCTCCAGGTCGTTGCCTAGTTTCATGTCAGCTAATGCGCGGTCGTTCTCCATGTTGAGAGCTTGACGGTCTCGCTCCTGCTGGTCTTCCTTGTCCTTCCGGGCCTTGACTTCTGCGGCGTATTCCAGCTCGAGTTGGCGGACGTTGTTAATGTATTCTTGCTCACCTATAAGACCCTGTGCGCGTCTGTACGTCTCTATCTCGATCTTCTGATCGTTGACCGCTTGCAGTTCTTGCAATGAGATTTGAGCACCTTCTATTTCGCGCTGTGCTATATCTAGCTGCATTGCGGTAACCGCTTCCGAATATCTTTTAAGTTGCGCGTCCTGTGCGGCCTTAATAGCGTCCTGCGCTTTCTTTTGCGCGTCTGCTTCCCTCTTCGCTGCGTCTTCCGCCGCCTTCGCTGACTTCGCCGCCGCGGCTTGTGCCAATTGTGCCTGCTTGTCACGCTCCTGTTTGATGAAGCCGGACACCTGCCCCGTCATTTCTTTTTCTTGTGTAGCGTAACTTGCTCTAGCCGCTTCGAGTGCTGCAAGGGCTTCTTGTTCTTTCCGATAATCCTCGTCACTAGTGTAGCCTAGCTGGTTTTCGGCTTTGATCTGCTTGTATTTAGCGTCCAGTACGGACAACTCCATATCACGGATAGCGTGCAATTTTTCCCTAGCTTGTTCTAGCAATTTAGTACGCTCCGCCGCTGACTTGTTTTGGTCGGCTGCAAGGGTCTTAAGTTCTTCCATCTCGCGTCGCATCTGTGCCATCGGGACGAGTGCCGCCGTTTCAGCTTGGTAAATCTTCTGGGTTTCGCCAGCCAACCGTGCGCCTTCCGCCGCTGCCCTCTTCGTCTCCTCACTGATAAGCCCTAGCTTATCCAATAGCCACGTAACGGCTTTAGCAATGTTCTCAAGCACGAACGCCACACCTTCAAACAATCCGGTTATCCAGTCCAGCAAACGCCCAAAAATCACTTTAAACGGGGCGAACGCCGCCTTTAGGCTAGTCGATAACTCGCTGTTGCGTTTCATCAGCTTCTCGATGATAGCGATAAGCGATAAGACAAGCGACACGACAAATATAATAGGGTTCGCCTTTAATGCCGCGTTGAACGCCTGCACCCCGGCAATACCGCTTTTCATTTGCCCCACTAGCGCGCCAGTGCCCCCGGTTAGCCCTTGAGTTTGAAGTATACCGTCCTTGACGCTCTCGGCGTAATTTCCGACATTACGGCGGTTGTCACCTACCGCCTTCTCCATCTCCTTAAGCTTGTCCGATAACGCTTTAGTCTGCTCGGTCAAGTCCTGCCCCTCTTTGCTAGTAGTCCGTTGCGCCTCACTCATCTTGTTAAGCTCCGTGGTGTTCTGCGCCAACTGTGCACGCAAAGCGTTAACGCTCGTAGCTTCGTTGTCTAGGAGCGTTTTTGTACTCTTGATCTCGGCGTTATTCTTTTTGTTCGCCTCGGTATTGTCCAGTATCGCTTTTTGCGTCTCAATCAGAGACTTATTCAGCTTCTTAACAGTCGCGTCGTACTTGTCCTGCTGCACAAGCCCGTCCGCGTAGTTCTGGTTTAGCGTGTCTAGCTCCTTTTTCTCGGAGGCGTACGCCGCCTGCAAATCCTTCTTGGTCTTTGCAAGCGCCATACTTTTGGCTATTAACGCGTCCAGCCCCTTCTCGGCTTCTGACGTGCCGAAATTTAGGTCTAATAATGTTACTTGATCCGCCATTTTTACGTTATTTTAAATCCATTTTGTACAAAGATAGCTTACAATTCCCGGTTGCTACGTCATATTCGCCTAGAGATTTGATATAGAAGTAGCTGTTTAGCTGCGAAAAGTAATAAGCATCCCCTAATTTCAGGTTCTCAACGTCCCTGTATTCCAATTGCGCCTTGATTTTCACCTGTACCCGTGATCTGAACATCTTGAAATGCCTGTTTATATACGGGTAATAAATGGTGTGTATGTAGACGAAGTACGGGCTAGGTGATGGTGTGGTGAATATACTGGTAAGTCCCATCTTCGGAAACACCATCCGATCATACGTGTATTTAACGCCGGACTTGTATGCCTCTTTAACCGGTGTTACCGTCCCGGGCCCGTTGTTGTAACTGAATTGCGTAGCGTCCAGAGTGCACACGTATTGGTCCGCGAATTCGTCCGGCACATCTACCGTCTCGACGCTACGTAGCTTGTCGCTCCAATCGTGTACGTGTGCCCACGCCGCCGATGTACCGTCCCGTAGATCAGCGTCTACTATTGGCTCTATACGTAACGTACCGTTGCGGTAAATCTTCCGCCAGTGCCATGCCGTGCACATATCGTCTACTAATTTTTTCACGTCCGTATATGGAAAATCCGCGGGTTGTGAGAATGCCGTTTGTGATGCGGGTGCGATCGCCGCATCGTATATTACTTTACCCTCTCCGCATTTAATCACTTCTTCCGGTGCGTATCCGTCGGGAAACTTGAAATAGTCCGTACGTTTCACGCCTCCGATAGTAGCGGCTAACTGTATGTACGAATCCTGTTTGGGGTACACTGTCATTTGCTGATTGTCAATCGAGCGGTAAATCCAAATACGATCCGTCAACGTACCATAGAATGAAACAGAGCGGCCAATACCGGATATGTTGCCCTGTAACTGGATCGTGGCCGGTTTAGTGCTCGGGATAGTCGTGCCGGTGTATTCTACAATCAAGTAGAACGCTTGACTCTCTCCGGATGCGATGAAGAAGCCCGCGGGCGCGCCGCCCGATCTAGCCCCGAAGAAACTAGCGTTTGCGTAGATATTAGCATTATCCATCACAATGGTAGCTTTTTTGGGGTATATGTACCCCCCGCGTCCCTTCGTGTAGTTCTGCGGTACTAGTTTTGTCGATCCCGTTGCTACGTCTCCTTGCCATGTGAGATCACGCCGTTTCACTATTATAGAGGCATGTTGAGACGAGGCATCCGGCACGGGTACTCCGTTGTTCGTCTCTGGGTTGATCGCTGGGAACGTGATTTGTGGAAACGTGACGTACCGTCTTACTAGTTCGGAAAGGTTTGCCGCGCTGATGGCTAGCCCCCCATCCTGTACTGCGCTGTAAACGGGCGGCGCGGATATAGGTAAACTAACGTCTGACCACTTATCGGTACTCTCTATCAAGTTTATAGTGTACTCCGTTTCAGTCGCTGACACTTTTGCGTAGAACTGCGTAGGCTCGTCGGACACATAAGCGTAATACTTGAACGGAATAGACGCTACGCGCACCTCGGCTACGTAATACTCGCAGTTAAGCAAGCCTTTGTTCAGCCCTATGAACGTCCGGTCATTGTCAGGCGTTCTCGGCACTTTTATCGACGCACTGAACGCTACACTATCCCCGGTCATAGTAACCGGGGAAATGTTGTTTAATGTGATCTTGACCGTCGCGTTATCCAGTCCGTCAATGTCGTAACCGTTAACTCTTAATGATACTATTTTCATTTTATCCCTCCTGCGTTATTGAACAAATTGCGATCTCGCTAGTAACTGTATTCTCGATTCTTAACTGTCCTGTACGTGCTGCTCCTGGGTTCGCCGTATTGAACGTTACGTTTATTGTGCCCGATCCGGCTGTGCCTTGTGTAGGTGAAACAGCCACCCAGCTCGGCGCGTCTACTAGGGTCCAGCTATCACCCGATATACAAATAACGGGTCTTATTTCCCCTCCGGCCTTGCCGCCTGAAATACGGAATGGGGATAAACCAATTGAAGTTGGCGTGCCATCCTGATTAACGGTAACTACCGCTATCTCCTCGGTTTGTTCGTTATAGAACGTAATTGTTCCGGTTCTAGCCGCACTGCCCTCGGTGTTATCGCCGATCGTTAACGTTACGGTTGTTTCGCCGGGTGCCCCTTCTGATACGCTCGGTGTGATCCACGTATCACGCTGCGACACAGACCACACGCCAACCGATGTAACGTCCACGGTTACCGGGTGTGTTAGATAGTCTACGTTAAACGTCTGTGTGTCAACCGATATATTGCCCGAAATCCCTGCCTGCGTTACGGCTATATTGTACGTTGTAGACCCCGCCAAACTTTTCAGGACTATGTTACCCGTTCTAGCCTCGCCAGTGTTGGCAGCTACCGTCGCGGTGAGATTAGACGTACCTGCATTACCATTGAACCTATTAACAGACACACCGATTTGCGCGGCTGTGGCTTCGGCGGGCGTGATACTTGTTGCTGAAGGATCTTTCTGCAACCTAAAAATAGCGTAGACCGCTCCGCCAATGTTTAAGGTTTTAGTTTGATCCTCCCCTGATATTAAATTGCTCCCCGCAATAAATATCATATTTGCGTCAAAGGCATACATGACTACATTAAATCCGGGGACAAATGCCCTTATAAATACGGGCTTACCATAAACAGACACGGGGTTTTTCGATCTTAGGTAATTGTTAGACGCAAATTTCATGTCCTCGTAAGATGTACCAACCGTGCCCGTTAGCCCGCCTTGCTCGAAGTCGTTAGCCGTTAATGTAATCATTTCCCCTACTGATAACCATGCCGGCGTACTCTGTACATCCCATGCCGCGTTACTGTATATGCTGTTAACTCTTGTCCTGTAGCTCGCTCCGATCGTCCATGGGTTGTGCTGCGCGCTAAACGCGATCGACGGCGTAGGCGGTTGGTCCGGTGCTAGCGGGAATATGTAGTTATCTTGCAACTCCGTTGTCTTGAATCTCACCTGCTGCCTGTACGTCTTGGTACTGTTTGACCATCGCGCCCCTGTGTCGCCTGAAACTTCTGCCCCGAAGCGTTTAGACTGGTATTGGTTTATACCCGGTATGTTCAACTCGAACATGACATTAGACGATACCAACAATTCTTGATACACGTTGTAATACTCTTCGCCGTACTCTAGGTTTATAGTGATCTCGGCCTGCTCTGTCACGCCTCCACGTCCTCGGATAGGGGTGAACTTATTAGACCAAAAATAGTCCTTAAACGCAGCCCAGAACCATTGTCCGTTGCGCATGTTCCATCTAGCGCGCAAAGCGCATTGAAGCCCGGTATCATAAACAACGTCGGACATTAGGCGGTCTTCATAGTTAATCACTTGATCCAGTCCGGACCCCCAAACGTTTTTAATCGTCAACTTCTTGATATACGTTATATCGATAGTGTTTCCCAGTACATAGGTAGTAGGGAATATCGCTGAACCGGGCGCGCCTGTCACGGGTTCAACCTCAACGGAAAGCGCGTCCAACGGGTGGATACGGTATGGGAAATATATGTCTAGCGTCTGACCCGGTATGCGTGGTTTGGGCGGTTGGGGAAGCGCGCCGTCAACGCCTAGCGTGTCCCAGTACGTCTCATCACAGTGGAACACGGGAAGCGTGATTTTATTATCAGGGTTCGAGCTCCATATTTCCACTTCTTGCTGCGGGAAAGCCGGGTTGCCTTCGGATTTGTTGCGGTCTGCACGTCTCAACAGTGGAGCGGCAAATGACAGGTCTACGTTCAACTCCTCCTGATAAGGAAAAACTATTTCCTTCTTGATCGCGCCACCGTTCGACACACGGATATAAACCGGGTATTCGTTTCCGCTTATGAAGTCCGGCTTTATGCGGATCATCAGGGGGCGCGTAGCCCACACGGGTAACTGTCCGTCGTATGTCTGATTATCTGTTAGCGTTAATCCCGCTATCGGTATTTGTACATTCATCTATTTAATATTTAAAGTGTCAATAATAGCGTATCTAATTATAGTTACTATCTCGTTTTGTAACTTCAACACCCTTGCAGGGTTGAGAACGTCCGACACCACGCCGCCAGGGTTGTGCTTGTTGGGCACTTTGATCCCGAACTCTCCGATAGCTTTTGCGATCGGATAAGCCGCGGTTAGCGGTATGTTCGCGCCTTGCTTGTTCTTGTCCTCGATCCACTTACGAATGATCCACAACGGCGGGCGTTTGCCCACAGCGCGTCCGCCTTCCATAGCACCCACATAACGCGGTGCGGTGATACGGGCGTTATTGCCGCTTACAACCAACTTTAGTTCTTTGGCGAAGTTACCGGATGCCATCAGCCCTTTAGCCTTGTAAGACGCTTCTATGTCGTCCCGTAGCTTGGTTAGCAGCACCTCTATTTCCAACATTGCGTTACGTGCCATTATTCAGATAGATTAAGCGTTATTTCCCAACCTGATTTGGGACTGTCGTATATGTTTTGACGCTTGGTTACCGCTGCGCCCTCGGATTCATAGAGGCAAACCGCCTTCTTCGCTATGTCCGTTATCACTGCGAACGTCCGGTCCAGTACGTCTATCTCGGACGAGCTGTCAGTTTCGTAGTGCGAAGTCCCCAGCACCTGTATAAGCACGGAGATCGAGAATGCCTCGGCGGCATAGTCATTATAGTCCTGCCTTCCTCCGGGCACGTCAACAAAGATAAAATCACCCGTTATATCGTTTGCCAGTCGATTACGTGTGGCTTCATCTCCGAAGAATACGGGAAGCGCGCGTTGCGCCCCCCATGTCCCTATTTGGTCTAGTATCCCTTTAAAAGTCATATTGAGTTTTTACGTTATTACTGTACGCCGGCGCGCTATCGTTGTCTATCACGCGTTTACCCGTAAACGTCTTGTTAACCGTAGACACATAGCCCCCGCGTAGAGTTATATCTCCGTATGCGCTTAATGTGCCCGCGCTTACCTTAGCGTTGTCCTTCATTGTAAGCATCCCGCCTACAATTATCGCGCCGGATATAACCGCGTTATCCTCCATAACTAGGTCACCCTCGGATAGCCCTGCGCCTGTAGGGGTAAACTTAGCATTGTCGGACAAGTGTATACGCCTGCTCAAAGCAAAATCTCCCAGAACGGCGTACGTGTTTTCAGTCATCTTCAAGTTTCTGATGATACCAGATCCCGCGGTTTTTATAATGGAAGCGTTGTCCCTCATGTAGACGCAACCGTTAATAGTCACTCCCGACATAACTGCGTTTCCGCCGAAGTAGCCCGTTCCGGTAATGTCAGCATTGACGAGTGTAGCGTTATCCTCTACACGGATATTGCCCTTCATGTTAACCGCTGTCGCGCCTGTGTTCACGATCTTACAACCGTTGTACACCGTTACGGTTACGCCTGCAAGCTCTTCCGTTGTGATTGTGGTATCATTGGCTTTCTTAAACATGACATATGCCGCTGGAAGGTCTAATTGTACTAGATTTATTACGGTGGCCGTGCCTTCTTGCCACGAACTAAGTATTACAAAATTCCCTTGTCCATCCACACACGCAAACGCCGCTTGAATTCCTGCAGGGATGTTACTTACTGTAATCCCTTTTGCGGTATTAATACGGATCGGTCTGTCTATAACAACGCGTGCTAAACTGCCAGGAACAAGCGCGGGTCGTTGCCCTACCGTTAGTGCTAAATTCCCTTGAACCGCACGCGGTTGAACGTTCAGAACCTGTGCCAATGGATGGCTACGTACTTTGTTGCCAAATACGTTTGTACCTGCTATGTCAAATTTCCCGCTAATGTAGGCATCCTTGTAAATGGTTGTGCCGTATATAGTTGCAAAGTTACTAAAGACTAATTTTGCTACACTATCGTGACTTTCTACTAGGCTACCCATAAGTCCACCTGTTCCCGTAGATAATCTATACATACCCTCAACTTCTGCACTGGCAAGTATCCTTCCCCCTGCTATAGACTTGCCCAAATCAGCTTGGGCCTTCGCAAAATCAATGTTCTTGTAAGTATTAGCTATTTGTACGTGATGATAGAACCTACCGTTTGGAACGTTACAACCTTGGAAGATGAAAGGCACTTTAGCCGTTTGGGCATCTGCCAGTCCCGGAAAGACCGTAGGTGATACTACGAAGTTATCACAGTCGTGAGCCTGTATAATGTTATATGCGGCTACGTCTACACTGGCAAATGCTATGCCCAGAGCCGTTAGGTTCTTAATGTTGCTATATATCCCGGCTATTGTAACGGGTCCTGCTGTGGCGTCTAATACTGCAGTCGACCCGATTATCTGACCCATTAACCTAAATTCCCTACTTACAACCGCCGGAACGTTCACAGACACCTTAGAATTTCTTATGATCGTTTCCGGGTACTTTGCGCCGGAACTGAACGAATACGTACCCCCTGCCTTGAAAAGGGTTGTCCCTGTGCTAGTCGCCGGGTTGATCTCCAACCGTGAATCTATTATAGATAGACTAGTTTCATAAGTGCCTGTAAACGTGATTTGTACGTCTGCTGCGTCTGCTGGGACGGTTGCTGCTACTGGATCTTTGCGCAGAGCCAACACAAAGTATTGCCCTGCCGGGACGGCCATTGTGACCCCTACCCCCGTTGCGGTGGCCTGTGTGCTTGTTATAACAAGTCCGTCACGATCCAATGCAAACGCTTGAACCGAGTACCCCGGAACTTCGCATTTAAGCGTCACGGTTTTACCGCCTGCAAATATAGGGTTTTTAGTCCTTATATAGGTAGGGCTGTCTGAACCTGTTAACGGGTTGCCCGCAATCGGTGCATTGAAGCCGCCTTGTTCGAAATCGTCCGCTGTCAGTACCACCGCGTCCGCCGCTGTTTTTTCTGCTTCGAAAACTAGTTTACTACCAACTACGACGCTAGCCCCTAGAATGTCTACGTTAGGCGTGCCCTTAACGGGCAATGTCGCTTCGGCTACGTCTACGATCGAATCCCCTCCGATGCGTGCACCGGAAAAACCGAAGTTGCCCCTAAACAGCCAGCAAAGCCCGTCCTGTGATAATGTCTTTTCGTCGTACACGATGCCGCCCACGTCGCCAATATTGACGTAACGGTCGCCTACCGCCCACGAACGAAGGGCGCGTACTCTCTTGTCGCTCCCTACTGTGATAATCTCATACTTTTTTAAACCCATAACGTTATGATTTATAATGTTTCTTCATCTCTGCCTTTTGTTTCTCGTTCTCCTCGTGCCGCTTTGACAACGCCAGCATCGCGTCCAGATAGTTGATCCGCTTCGCGTCCTCGAACGAACAAGCGAATAGCTCCGCCGTAGCCTGTACGAGTGTCAGCACGTTCTTCGCCTCCTTGATCGGATCGTCTTCCGGCGTGCTTCCTGCATCGAAAGGAAATAGCCGTTTCTCTAGTCCGTCCGCCGTTTCGATCTGTTCCTTGATATATTTTGTAGCGCAAAGCAAATGGTAGACGTTATCCGGCGCGTATTCGGCCGGCTTGTGCTCGATAGGCGTACACCACTTCGTAACCTTCTCCGTTGCTGTCTCGCTTCTTCTTGCCTCGATAACCTGCCACAACGTTACATCCTCGATACGGGGTATACGGTACACGAGCTTTCTATCTTTTATAATAAAAGGGTCGGCCTTTGCGTACTCTGCCACCGCGTTTAATGTCGCTGCTTGGTCAGAAGTTAGGCTGCCCTTGTAATTCGGATGCAAGTTACAAATATATTCTAATTGTTTGCGGTTGTAATACCCACAAATTTTCCACCATAAGCGACGGAATACGTTTTTAATCTTTCCTCTCCATCCGGTAGGCGCTTGGAGCATAAGCCACTCCACGCCGTAAAACTTTATTTTACTCATATTCAATCAGTTCTAGTTCTTCGTAATAATACCACTCTTCAACGTTCGATCCGTCCCACTGTACGACCACGCCTAACACGTCGGTCTCTGTAACCGTCCCGGTGTCCCCGGCGTAATCGTATTTAATGCGTACTCGGTCGTCTACTCTCATGCTGCAAATCTAATCATTATTCGCGTATCTCGGGCGGTATTTACGTATAAGATAATCAACGCCGTAACGTACTGCGTCCAATGCGTGGTTGTAAGCGTCTACCGGCTCGTTGGTGTACGTGTCGGTCAGGTTGTCCTTGACGTAGGTATAATTGTCAGCCTCGTCCAGTACGTTCGTACTCTGCTTCGTTACGAACAGGTTGAACTGCTTCACCTGCTGGATGCCCGCCCTTATTGATCCTTTCCCCTTGATGCAGGGGATCGTGTTGCAGCCTAGGCCGCGTAGCTCTATAATAGACTTCTGCTCTGCGTTGTCGCATACTGTAATGGTACGGTCCAGTCTTTCCGCCTTAAGCCGTTCGGCGATCGTGCGGTTTAACATCTTCGTCTCGTAGCACACCTCATCTATGTACAGGTTCATGCCCCGCATGTAGATTTTGACAATAGCGGTCGGGTCGTTCTGAAAGCCAAAATCAAGCCCTGTGACGAACTTCACGTCCTCACCCGTTAAATCCTCTGGCAAAGCGTCGATTGTCTCAATTTGGGGATATACAAGCCCTTCCAGCCCTCCCGTCAGTCCTTCACCGTAGACGCGCCACCAATTAGCGTCCTTGGCGTTTCGCTCGATCGCCTCTACCTGCTGTTTCGACAAGTACGGGTTGTCCTTGTATGTCGAGTGGATCGTTACGTACTTGTCGCCTGTGAAGTCCGTCTCACCCCAGAAGCGCCGCACCGGGTTAAAGTCGATAATAACCTTAAGCGTAGTACGTACGTCCAGCTGCCTGAATATCTCGCGGGGCACACGCTGCGCCTCGTTGATGAAAAGAATGTCACGCGCCGGACCGTGAACCTTCGACGCGTTGTCACACCCGAAGAACTCAATGCAAACGCCGGGCTTCACTGTGTAGATCAAGTCAGACTTGTTGAGCGCGTTGTCGTCCCACACCCCCTCGTCCAGCAGCATGTTTTGGAAGTCACGGAACATACCGCGCTTGACGGCCGGGAGCGTGTCGGTGACGCATGAGATCATCAGAGGCTCGGTGCTTTCGTTAGCAACCAAATAGAGGAGCTGTAATACGCTCCAAGTCTTTGATGAACGCGTACCACCTTTACTCGCTATACCTCTTATATAGGGGTCGCAAAACGGCCCTATCATCTTATTAAATACATAGGTGCAATTCATTACTTCTCGTCCTCCTTATGATCCTTCTTGAAATTCTTGATTGAGCTAACCTTCGCCCGCACTTTCGGATCGGTCACGTTGACCGTCAGGCCGCCCTTGATGGCTTCGCCGTTAGACGTGTAGTCCATCTGCGTCTTGATGCCGCGTAGCGCCCGGACGTAGTTGGCGTCGAACTGTCCCACCGTCGCGCCCTGATCGAGGTCCTGTGCGATGGCATCGCGTATCCTGTCGATCACCTCGATGAAGTCCGCGCATACAGTTAGCTCGAACTCCTTGAGGTTCTCGGCGTATGCGGCGCGGCGGTTGCGCAAATAGTTGATGCTCGCCCCGAGGAACATGCAGAACTCGCCTTCTGATTGAAGATGCTTCTTCGGCACTTCATAGAGCGTCCCGGCCATGTTTCCGGACTTGACAGCCTCTTGCGTTATAACGGGCGTTGCTTCGCACCACGCCGAGTAAATTGCGTACGCCTCCCATAGTTCTTCCGGCTCCTGCCATACCGGCGTTTTGCCGAAGTGCGCCGTAGCAAGCTGGTAGCACTTGGCGTAGTTGAACGAATCAGCCAAATACTTGGTAGTCGCGTATGTGGGAGACACTTTCAAGTGCGCGTAATCCGGCCTGACCCTCTCGGCTTTCGGCAACTGCACCGCCTCCTTAGTTTCTATAATTTCTTTCTTCTTTATAGCCATATAATATTTATTTACAACTCTACAAAAATACGCTTTTTTCGCCCAAATCGGCATCTTTCCACCTACCAAAACTGTCGTTGACACCCGAAACCCCGATGAACAGGGCGTTTCAGCCCGATGTCAACGATGTCAACGATAAAAACATAGTTTCCCTATAGAATATATTTAAAAAATACCATAAATTCATTATACTTTAATAACAATAGTATAATATAGTTAACTATATATTCTTCTTTTAATAGTTACTAACTAGTATATATCTTTCTATCTATGACAAATACACTATATTACATTATAAAGTACTATAAATAAGCGAATTAGGTGTAAAAGATACAAATTTTAATCATTCACATCAAAAACTTGAAAAGTGCGTTCTGCGTCCTGTGAGCCCGGTCGGGTGTCAACGATGAAATGACAGGGTAAAAGATGATTTTGGCTACTTTTTTGTCAAAAACAGGCTTTTTAGTTAAAATACCGTTAAAATCAAGTTTTCTCTATAAAAAGTTTTCTCTCACAAAGTTTTTTGCGAAGTGTGTTAAAAACGTTAACACAAAAAGGGGTTAACGTTTTTATACATTAACCCCTTAATTCCTATATAACCAACCCGTATAAAACTTTCCAGTCGTCCAAAATTTCTTTACATTTCCGTTTCTCCGCCCTTTCTATGTTTTCCCATCGCAAAGTACGGTGGTTCAACTTGTCCAGTGTCCTGCTGCCATCGCAGTACATATTGACCCGGTACAGCATCGAGACCTCTATGCCGTATTTGTTCGTCTCGGTGTCCTTGCTCGCATAGATCGGGCGTTCTATATCGTCGTTCTCGTAAGGCCCTATGCGCTTCTTGTCCTTGTCACGGTATAACATGTTCTCCACTGTCGGTATGCGCTCCGGTTCGGTCCGTGTGTTCCGGTCGTCCCGTACTTTACTGGCCGCGTACATTATGTCCCGGATAGCTTCGCAGAATATCTCGGCGTTTACCATGTGAAACGGTTTGCCCTTCACTTTGGCATACTTCACACCGTTCGCCTCAAGCCAGTTGAATATGAAAAACGCATGAAGATTATAAACGCGTGCCATATCTTCGATAAGCAGCACTTTTCTTTGTTTCTTCTTAATATATGGTGTCGGCATACTATAAATTATTTAAGATACATACTAAAATACAACCAAGCGCGATCCCCGCCGCGATTGCCAGGACCATTTGTCCCAGCATTTCCATTACTCTCTTCATAGCTTCAACGCCTCCTTAAGTTCACCGATCAAACGCAACGCCTCAACTCTCGACAGGTCCACCCGGCGTTGCGGCTCGCTCTTCCTGTAAATCGTGATGGTTGTAATCTCTTTAGCCGTACGCGGCACTCGCTCGGCATAAACCATCACCCGCTCGGCTTCCGCCCTGTCTATCTTGACACGCATATTATATTGCGCCTTCTCTGCGCGATACAGCGCTGTCTTGAAACGTCCGGTTCTGATGCCCGCTAATTCTTGTTCCTTCATCTCATATTCTCTAAATAAATGTTCCATGCTTTCCATAATTTAAAATATTAAATATAACACACCTGCTAAAACTGAAACTACATAAAACGATACGAACAGTACTTGAAATATATCCGCCGCGCCTTTATCGCTTTTCCAAAATAACAGGAACGCCAGCATACACACAAAACCGATCACCGCCGTCCAAATACAAATCCTAAGAAATTCCATACTTTCCATAACTTTATTAAATTAATAACAGGTTTATAAAACTTAGCACAAGGGTCACCCCTCCAAGCGCCATACACGCCAAATAGAAAAAATCTATTAGGCGCGACTTATCAAAAAATATTGCCACTGCCATACCGATAAAACTTAATCCCATTAATATAACAAGGGCTATCATTGCTGTTTCCATACTTTAAAATATTAAATTGATTAATAATGATATCACATAGTCCAGTCCAAACACCAGCATAACGCCGTGCCCGATCACCCCGCCGACCGCGGTTAGGAGGAAATCTACAAAGTCGGCCCGACCTCCGTACAAATGATCCTTTATCTCCATACCCAAACCTATGCCCGTGGTGAACGGGGCGCCGCACACCGCACCGAGCGGGATCGCGAAAAAAAAAAAT